AGCGAGTTTTTCCATCAAGTCCAACATTGAACTTGGACCCATCAGCAAGAGTTACCTGATATTTGTTATCAGCTACCCCAGATTGTTTGAGCAACCCACGGAAGTCGTCTCGCATCATTTGATCATTTGACTTGCCGGTGGTCATCATTTTACCAACTGACCTCTTTCCCAAAAGTCGTAATCCTATGTTGATCGGGGCAGTATATGGGTTCATGTTGATCGCTTGATTCGTCCAATCAGCTCGATCTCCACGACCACGAAGAATATCCTTCATGCCACTTTCCCATATGTTGTTCAAAGCAAGTGCTGTAACGGCAACAGGTAAAGCTGCAGATCCTACGCTGCCAAGTGTGCCTGTCCCTGCTGTCCCAGCACCTGCACTACCACCTACTTGAGTTGCACTTACTAACGTTGGAGTAGCAACACTGCCAGCACCCGTAGCTCCTGCTGCAGTAGCGCCAGTTGTAGCGCCGGTAGCTCCAGCAGCTCCTGCTTTAAATAATCCAGATATTACAGGGAACCCTTGCAATGCCTCACCAGCAAGTGCAGTTCCTGCAACAGCACCTCCAACCTGATATAGCCCACCTTTTTGCTTGGCATCGGCCTCTGCTCGTGCTCGCTGTTCTGGCGTCATGCCAGGACCAAAGCGCTGCGCTACAAACTCCTGTATCCGGACAGGGTGAACGCCTCTGGTTCTAAGATACGCAATATACGCAAGAGGATCTTTATAAGTTATTTGAGGATCTTGTTGAGGGTAATTCTGTGCCATTATATCCACGTCCCAAATACAGCGGTTCCATCACGAGCAAATTGTGCGGCTCGAGTAGTACCTCCAGCGTAGTAAACCTTGCTCGGATTTGCTCTGCTGAACTCTTCATCCACTTGTTGCTTAAATTGTGGCACTACTCCAGTCAAACCATGGATTTGAGCAAACCGTTCAATTACTCCCTGCTCAACCATTTTTTCATTGAATAAGCTTACGTCAGTATCAGCTAAAAACTGATCATACACACCATCATAGTAGGCCCATGTAACGCCACCGTCAGATACAGATCCACTTGTATGAGTAGGAGGGGTTGCGCCAGTAGTGCCTCCGGCAACCGTGTAGTAATAGTTGCCGTTATAGAAACAGTAACTAGCAGCGTTGAATAGTGTTGTTGTAGTCCACGTTACGGGACGTACACACCGATCTGCAATGTATTCAAATACAATAATGTTGCCGTTGTTATTGCTTCCTGGGGTAGGAGAAATAAGCAACTCGTTATTGGAAATACCACGAATTTGAAATCGCTGATAAATGGTAGTGTTCAATCCAAAACCACGAACCTCGCCATACTCTTGTGGAGTCATCGGGCCAAGAATTCTCCAGCGAGTAGAGCTGTTCCAAAACGTTTCGTACTGATACCAAGAAAAGGCAGATGGTAAGGCATAAGTTGCCTGACCACCTACAAGAGTAATTGATCCAGACGCATAACATTTTGGCCATGGGTATAACTCAAATATGTCCTTATTTATGCGCTGGACCATCGCAAGCAATTGTTTCGTAGTAGTTTCTGTAGAGCCAATAACTGTGGACTCAACAGTGTAACCACACTCAGCCGCTACATTCGAAACAATTGTTGCTAAACTCATATCTTCCTTGGTCGTCCTCTACGCTTAGGAGCAACATCTTCAACTACTTCGGAAAGTGCATCAGACTCAGCATAATCTACTGGGTCAGAGATCGGTTGGATCACCTCCTTTCGCCGTGGTCGTAAGTCAATACCTTCATTGCCTTCAATGCGCTGCATCAAAAGATCAACCTGCTCTTCGAGTTTGGCTGTCCGAACTTGAGCAGCCTCAAGTTGTTGTCGTAATGCAGTCACTTGGAACTGAGAAGAGTTCGCAGCGTCCAGCCAATCCTTTGCCATTTTGACAAAACGACCAGTAGGACCAAGACGGCGCTTAAGTTCGTCATGGGTTTCTGCTAACTGCTCTACAGTTTTGAAGCCAAGGTGTTGAAGCTCACGAAGAGTAGAGCCGTTCATAAGCGGCCACTCAGCGAGCGGGGTTCCACCAACCACAGGTTCATTACCAGCCATGAAAGCTTTATAAAGCTCTGGATAGTCTGAAATGTCTTGAGGTTCTATTTTGCGAACAGTTTCATCTCCACCTGGGTACTGAATTGAGATGGAAGGGATCTCGTCGAACATTGAACGACCAGCGGCAAAACTCTTCTCACGGTTTTCATTGTAAGCATTGAAAAACCGAACATTTGCCCCGTGGTATCTTTTCTTTTGTTGGGAAGATCCATTCATGATGGATTGCCAATCAATTTGTGCCATATCTCTCCTTATAAAAAGTTGGCGTTAAGGAGGAATATACAACTAATTGTATAAATGTAGGTATAGCCATTAAGGAGTGCCCCACTTCTTCTTCAAATACGCTTCGATGTTTGCTATGTCACCCGACGATAAAGCAGCATTATAAAACAATACTTCAGCTATAAACCCTGTGGCAGGAGCAGTTAAATTTGCTCTTGCACCAAGCGTTAAAGCTGCTGTGGTAGTTGAAGTGCCAGGATCTCCTGCATTTCTAACTGTCAAAGTTTGATCAACGCCATTTAGACGCATGGTATGTGTTGCGCTTGTGCCAGCATATCGGCCATTCCATTGAAGCAATACGTTTGTACTACCCCATCCGGCAGTTAAATCCTTGCCGTTTACGGCTCCGCCCTTACGAACATATAAAGTTTGATTTATGCCAGTGTAAGCAAACTGCCCAGGTCCGGTTGTTGTAGCTCCATGCTCATAGAAGATGGAATCAATAGAAAACTTCTGAACAAAAAATACCGTGTAGGAACCAAGACCAAAACTAGGACTAACAAGATAATTAGTGGAAGCTCCAGTAAAGTATACGGCGGGAACGCCATTGATACCGTTAGCTGCATTTCTCCATGTTGGCTGGTTGCCTACGGTAGCCTGTACTAAGTCTTTACCGTTACCGCTTTGATCTTGCCATGTTTTTACCTTGGTATTGTCTGCTGTAATAGCATTGCCAGAAGCGTCAAGAACTCCTGCGTCTGACTTGTACCAAGCAACAAGGCCAGTAACGGTCTTTGGGTCAAATTGAGATGCTCCACCTCGCACAGCAGAAGTTAATGCGACACCGCCAATTCCAACCAACATAAGCAGGCCTAAACTAATATAACGCAACAATCGAAGTCGCTGTCGTAGCTGCCATCACTCTTGCTACAAACACTGGAATCAAAACACCAGCATTTGGAATCACAAGAGTTACAGCAGACGAATCATCAACGCCTTTTAGTACAAGGTTTCCAGCAGCCCCAACCCACAAGGCACGAACGCCTGTAAGGTCTGTAGAATCTGATGGAGTAACTGCTGCAAGCCTACGAGCTGAAAACAACGCATTAGGATTAGAAGGTGTAAAATCTGGCATAAATCACCAATAAAATGTGGGGAGCTGAACAAGCCTCCCCATAAAGCTAAGTTGCCTTAGTGTGAAGCATAGCAATCCAGTTTGTACTCGATTGACGAATACACTGAAGAGCTTGTGCAGTAGTTACGGTAGTTCCAGTAGCGCCAGCGATGGTTGTATTGAGTGTCTGAGAGCTTTGAGCATAAACCTTTATGCTGTTAGCTCCATTATTTGCAATATAAACAATCTGACCAATCGGACAATCTATCGGGAGCTTAACACCAGTGCTTGCCGCCGCTGTTCCAACCAAGTTTATAAACGAGGTAAGAGCAAGAGCATCAGTAATGGTAGAACCAGCTGCCGTAAGAGATCCCGACGATGAGAACGTTGGAGCAGAAGACAATGTTTCAGAATTCAAAACATTAGCTTGCTCCGGTGGCATTCCCAAACCAATCAAATCTGTAAGAAGTGACATATAATCTCCTTAAATTGCGGCTGCTATACCAGCCAGCCGCTTATCAATTACAGATTGGAGTACATTGCACCAAATGCCTGTACTTCGACATTTGATCCAGATCCTGAATCCGTGGTTAGACCGACAACACCGCTGATCACGCCAGCAGTAACGCTATCGTCCAACACGCCAGCAGTAGCCGTAGTATAAAGCTTAGTTCCAGCTACATACGAAGCTGCTACCTTTACCTTTATTCCGGCTCCAGTTCCTCCACCCTCGCCAATAAATACCCAAAGGTACTCATTGGTAGCTGCAGCAACTTGAGCGATTCCAAGACCCTTAGGGGGCGTTGAAGCATTAGTTGTAGTAATAGCAGTAAAACCACCATCCTTATCAATAATGCCAGCTTGATACTGCGTAATAGTGCCTGCTGCCTTTACAAACAGCCATTTACCACGCTTATCAGACCCAACATCCAGCACCTTTGCAGGTAGTGGAATTGTTGTACCATCCCAACTGCGAGTAGAATTTACACCTTGCGATCCATTCAATGACATAATTCAATCCTCCTACAATTAAGCGTAAATAACAGCCTGAAGCGCAGGAGCGGAGCAGCAGAGGTTTCCTTCAACGATAATAACCGTGAAGAAAGCATCCTGATCCACCGGACGATCCATCTGAGGTGCGAGGGGCTTGAAGTCAGCTCCACGAACCATATCAAATGTGAAGTACTTCGTGTTGAGAAGTCGGCAAGAATTGGTTTCGAGAACCGAAGAACCGTATCCACCGTCAAATACGAAGTCGCATCCGTCATAGCTAAGAACACGGAATCCAGCGACAGCCTTCTTTGTAGGAAGCTGAATACGCTGAATTGCTGTGAGAGAGCTATGGAGATACTTCCAAGCTGTGCGATCCATGAGGCCAAGGTCTGGCTGCTCATCACCACGAGTTACCTGGCTGATAGCGTCAGTGATCTGCTCTTGCACGTTTGATGCAGAGAGAGTCACGTTAACAGCAAGGTTTCGTGCGAAAGAGTTTGAAGTACGGTCGATCTGACCATATGTACCAGACGAAGGCGAAGTCGAAACTGCCTTCTTGATACCGTCGAACTCAAGTCCACCGGAACCAGTTCCATCTCCACGAAGGGATGTAGAAACTGTGTTACGAAGACGGGAGATTGAGGCCTCCATCTTAGATTCAACAAGGTCAAGAAGCTGTGCTGCTCCAGTGTTAGCTCGTCGCTCACGACCGGAAATTGCTACAGGCTCATAAACCTGCTTGATTGCGAATCGGAACGCCGTCATGTCGTCGATTGCATCAAGGTTGAAAGAAGAGAATCCAGAGTAGAACGAACCTACAGCCGAATCATTGTACATGATTGGCTTACGAAGTTCATATCCACCGCTGAATCGACGAATAAGCCCCTGGCTATCGAGAGACTTAAGGAGAGGGTTGTGATGCAGAATGGCATCCGCAATTTGATCGCTTTGATCAAACAGGGTTGCTACCACTGCTTCTTCTAAATTTGCCATTGTGTTGTCCCTTAAAAATTTAATTCTGAGGGACAACCAATGGAGTTATCCGTTAATCGTTACCAAGACGGTGACGAAGGTTATCCCTCAAACTTTTTATTTGCATCCTGGGAGTCCCTGAACCAGCGGAGCCAGATATTGACTTCGAAGCCGCTTTTGCTTTTTGAGCAGCGGCCTGTTTTTGTTCTATAACCGGCTTTGCAATCATCGCTTGATGCAGACTGGAAAAAGTCGGGTTGCCAGCCACTACATAGTTATAAGCGGTTTCCAGGATCTCCTCGGGAGAGCTGTACTTCCCTGTGCTTGATAACGCACTCACTATCGGTGCCATTTCAGCCTCTAACTGCGAAGCTGTTTCAGGGTCACGAAAGAGTGGCTTGGCTGATACAAAAGAGTTTACAACTCGCTCGTTGTAATAGGCAACGGCAGACTGATGTTGTTCCTGCTGCTGCTGCTCAAACAAGGCTCTGGCCCTTTCTTCAGCAATTCGCTCTGCTTCCTGACGAGTAAGGTATCCGGCGTTAGGTTCTAGGGAAGCTGGGGTTGCCTGACCTTTAAGGTCTTCCAGCGATAATCCGTAGGAATCTAGCCACTCAAGAGCTGTCTCTACAGGGTTAGTTTGCATGGCTTTATCCCAAGCAATGGACCGTTTTGCCACGTCCCCAACGCTTATTCCGTGCTTGGCATAGTCTTGCTCGTATTGCTTAATAACGTCATAAACAGAAGAGGTTTGCTTCCGTAGCTCTTCTACTTCGTGCATTTTGCGCTGGTAATCGCTCCTAGTTTCATAGGCTCGACGATTCATGTATTGCTGCAGAATATGGGCATTTTCTGGGGTTGGATTTAAGAAAGCATCTTTCTCAAACTTATTCATGTCAGCGGGGGGAACCAGCGGGATTCGGTCTACGGG